GCTTTACTAGTATGAATCATCGCATTACTTTTCGTGATAGCCGTGAATACTCTACTGAAGCTAAGAAAAGATTAGCTGATCATGGGTTTGAAAACAACCCCCGTGATCCTATTCTTAACACTCATTCTCTTTTAGCGTCTGCCCGTGCCGCTCTAGAACACCAAGCGTGTCTTCGTAAGAAGTACATTTGGGATATAGGTGGCCGTCGAACGCGACACAATTTGAATGGTCGACAAGTCCATGTGACCAATCCCGGAGTGACACCGACTGATGTACGCCCTGGAGACTGTGCTCACACTGCTCTCACTTGCAGTTGCGTGGATCATGCTGACCTGATTCTGTGCACCCACTCGGTGTATTACTTATCCGAAGACGAAATGTGGAAGTTATGCCGTCTTGCTGCTGGATTCGGTTGTCCTTTCATGAGCGTGGAACACCCATTCTCATTGGCCGAACCAAACGGTAAGATTGACGAAGCATCATTCTACATGTTCTATGACGTCCATCGCAACCTTAATGTTCATTTTAAGGCTGACGAAGAGTACCAACACCCTTTGCCGGGTTGGTTTTTGTCGGATAGTAACGAGGTGATGCGCAGAGGCAGCGAAGCAATTTTCCGGACCTACGTCAACAGCATTGGGCATACCAGGCTAGTTCAGTATCACATTGCCGAGCTAGATCCGTCTGTCCAAAAGCCCACTTTGCTGCGCCATCGCGTAGACAAGTGGTACAATGTCATCCCTGGACTCTATTCAATGCGCTTCGGCGTCTTGTCTGAGTTCACGTCTCGTGACATTCGTGGTGGGTATCAAGCGGATTTCCGTCAGTCGAACTCCTACACAGCGATTTGTGAAGGGGTGCCAGTGATAGGCCAATTGTTGAACGCAATCTATCCCTGCACACCTTCACAGATCGTGCCTGTATTGGTTCCACAAGGAATGATCGACCATGTCAGCCGTGTCTACACGGGGAAGAAGGACCTTAAGTCGCTGTCGGCTCTTGAGTCGGCTGCAATGGCTTACTGTAACTTCAACAAAAGTGTATCTGACCCGAGCGGTGCCAGCAACTTGCTAGTTCGTCTAGCTTGCGTTCGCATGGTACTTGAAACGGATGCAGCTCTTGTCGAAGCCGCCACGTCGGACTATGCTTGGCATAGACCTAGTGCACGGATCCTTGTTCCCTTGGTTGGCCTGCTGGCTTATTTTGTGTTTCGTTATCGCAACAACTGGTTCTTGCGACTGATATTTGGTCGGCTCGTCAAAAAGCTGACTATTTTGTCAGCCGCAGGGGCTTGTGTTGTTGGCGTCGTCGCTGCACTTCGGTATTGGAAGAAGAAGGTTGACCTCGTCAACCCTATCATGCTTCCAAAAGTGCGCCAGTTGGAGTTGCTTGAACCCACCATTGACCCTAATGCCAAAATTTTGATGCGAACGGAACCCGCTGTGGAACCGACTTCGTTTTATTGGCAGATTGTGCCTCACGTTCCGGGTAATGTTAAAGTTCAGGTGCACGACAACTCGGCCATTAATGCTGATTGTGCCGTCGTCGGTCGGGTGCTAAAACCAAAACCGCCTGTTAATCGAACCCGTTGGAGGACTCTCCTGCATTTTTGGCGGCGTCTCATTGCCAGCATGCCCTCAGCGACATGCGAAGCTTTGAACGCTGCCAATCCGCGCATCTCAGTCGATGATTGGATTCGCACTCGCAGGACCTCTCTCCAGCGTCGAAACTACACCGAGGCGCTTAGAAATTACGGAAACTATGTTCGTGGGTTGAAGAAAGATTTCCAAATTCCTTCTTATATACCTGAGGACAAACTTTTCGCAATGGTGTTGCGCACTATGCCAGGCATTGGCTTGATAATGGCCTTTGTCAAGTGCGAGAAGACTTTCAAGAAAGGAAAACTGCCTAGAGTGATCTGCGGGCGGCAAGCACTTTTCCAGGTGCTTTGCGGTCCATTTTTCCACAATGCAGACCACACTATCCCAGTTTTTCTGGATTGGTTGGCTTCTACCGGAGTCGTTCCACACTTTAAATTCACTGTTGGCTGGACTGCTGAACGCCTCAGCGTCGAATTCAGTGAAGCGGTGGACCGAGCTAATGCGTGGGATAGAAACCTGGCGACGTGGTTAAACCACGTCACAGTGTTCGTTCTCGGTGACGACAACCTCACGGTTTTTCCAAACCGCCGTGGGGATGTTCGCTTCATGGAGAACGATTTTTCTTCCTTCGACACAACACATTCTAAGTATTCTTGGTTAGGGCAGAAAATGCTGTTCTCAGCTTGTGGTGTTCCAATGGAAATCCTGGATTTCATGGAGGACTTCGGGAAGGAGTTGGACATCACAACTGTGAAGAGCAAGGGACGATACAGGTGCGCTTGGAATATGCCTTCGGGCAACCCCAACACTTGCAGTGGTAATTCTCTTGTCAACATAATGAGCTCTTTGGAAGCGTTACAAGAGGCCCAGGGACATTTCCTTGATGAGGACGACGCCAACGTCGCCGCAATTTACGTGGACCTGGGATTTGAACCGAAGATCAACTTTCGGGAGTTTCCTTACCAATGCACCTATCTCTCCGGATCATTCTTCCTCGATTCAAACTCTCACTGCTACGTTTGGATCCCCAATGTGTTCCGGACCATTGTCAAGTGTTGCTACGTTGCTGAGCCAAATAAGGCATTCACTGCCAGTGATTACCACTACGCCAATTATGAGTGTTACAAACATCTCGGCAATGTGCCGGTGATGAGATCATTTCTCGCTGCTATGAACAGAAATCGGGGGCCCTCACACAACCACAATGTCCAAAACATTCTGGGGGCGAATAAAAGTTATTGGTACAAACCACAATTCAACAAAGTTGTGGACATTGACATCACTAACGATTTCTGTTTGAGATATGGTTTCACTCCTCGCACTTTACGACTGTTTGAAGAGTCCTTTGTTCAAGCCTTTGAACACCCTGGGTTCATGGGAGTTCGCACATTCGATCTGTGGTTCATGGAGAAATTCCTGATCGATGTGCCGGACTACCAGGAGTAAGCTAACCTTTTCACCCCGCTGACCATAGAAATGAGGGAGTGTCGCCCCTAGCGGAATAGCAGACCCACATGAAGAATCAAAGATGTCTCAAGCTGTTAGAAGAACACAAGCTCAGAAGAACGTCAAGAAGCTCCCCGTGCGTCAAAAGGCGCAGGTTGCGAAACAGAAGAAAAGCATTCTCAGCGAAGTTTCTCAGGAGTATGCAATGGCCCTTGCGGATCCATTTGATGGACCACTTGCCTCAATCCCCGATTTTCCAAGTACACCTAGCCGTCGGTTACGAGTGTACAGCAGGGGTTTTGCGACAAGTGGCACAAGTCAAGTGGGTTTCATCTGCTTGGACCCATTTGCTGCATCTAGAAACGACGTTGCCAGTGTTTATGCTTCTGCGGCCACCTATGCGGGAACTGCATTTGCAACAACAGGCGTGGGTGTTCAACCCGCAGTCACGAACTCTGACTATGCTGACGCAGACTACGGTGCTGGCACTGCCCTACGGGGCCGTGTCGTCGCCGCCGGTTTGCGAGTCAGATTTTCTTCCACCGAATTAAACCGCGGTGGCGTGGCCGTCGGCCTGATCACGCCTAACCACAACTCACTCGATGGTATCGATTTTCCAACTGCAGATACTTACGAGTGTAGTCGTCGGTTTAGGCCTGGCCAGGACTGGATGACAGTATTGTACTGTCCTGTTTTTGATTTTGAGATGCAGTTCACCGACACCGTTGGTGCTTTCGCAACCCCCTCACCCATTATGGGTTTCATCTTCCAGGCCCCCGACCCTTCGGTCGCTGTGTCCTATGAATATGAGGCTTATGTGATGTTTGAGGTACAAGGAATAAACGCTCGTGGACTTCAGCCCTCGTTCGCCGACCCCGCCGGATTTGCAGTGGTGCAAACGGCTGCCCAGCTCAATATGATGGCGCCACAACGCCAAACACGATCTAGTTTTAGCGGAAATTTTCTCAAGACCATTGAGGACATGGCTGTTAAGACTTTGACTGGGATTGGAACTGGTTTTCTGACCGCCGCACTTTTGTAGAGGGGAAAATCTACAAGGAATTCATGTGGAACTACAAAATGG